AGTACATCAATGCCAGGTATACAAATCCGTTAATTTTTCTCGCTGAGACGTTCAACAGGCCAGCTGAGGAGCTGGCTAAAGAGCTGGGATGTACCAAGTATCAGGCCTTCCAGATACAGCGAGACTGCGCGGTGAAGCTGGCCGACTTCACTAATCAGAAGATGCCTAACAGCGTTGATCTGGGCCTGGATGGTGACGTGTCGCTGGTGATTCAGACGAATTATCAACCGCCAGCTGGACAGCCAGGTGATGCTGCGATTGACCAGGGCGACGTCGTGATAATCACAGGAAATGACGACGACAACCACTAGATGTTGTGTTTGATCCGGCATCAATCATCGTAAAAACATTACTCCATTGATATCATTGAAACTCTAAGTATGCAGAATGATGATTATGCATACCTATAAGGCTTTCGGCGTTTCGGTACCGAGCCATGCAAAAAACTCAAATCGATTGTTCGTTTTGAAGATTTCGACGGGTGGCCCTTCAAAACGCGACCCCCCGCCCCCCTTCCCATGGTCGTTAGTGTGGCGTTTTGTGATAATTCGGGATTTGAGTGCCGGAAAAATTTAACAGACGTCATGGGGGTGTGGGGGGAGCTGCATTCCAGACAAAAAGCCGGACTGATGAGGCCCGGTTGATTTTTATTAAATTCTGGGGTAGATGTTGGGTCGGGCGCTTTCGGTAATGATCTAAACATGGGAAATTTTATTTGTCCACTGGAAATCCAAAAGTACAACAGCTTGTCTGGTCACCGCCTGGTCCTGTGGCGGCGGCGTTTATGCAGAGTAGCGCCAAGGTTCCTTTGATCAACGGGCCGATCGGGTCCGGTAAGACGGCGGCGGCGTTGCTTAAGGGTGTAAAATTGGCCGGGCATCAAAGACCGTCAACAAAGGATGGGGTGAGAAAGTTTAAATTTACCGTTGTGCGGGATACCTATCGCCAGCTTTGGAAAACGACAATTCCATCATGGCATTCTTGGATGTCTAAAAAACTTGGCCATTGGTCTGGCGGCAAGGATGGTCCTGCTATACATGAACTAAATTTGCCGCAACCTGATGGTACAATGCTGGAATATATTGTTGAATTTATCGCTATTGGTGAAAATTCTGCTGAGAGCATTATGCGTGGGTATGAGCCGACTGCGTTCCTATTGGAAGAAATGGATTTGTTGGCAGAGGATGCTTATACCTTCGCGGTTGGTCGTGCTGGCCGTTATCCGCCTATGCGTGAGGGGGGGCCTTCATGGCATGGAGTTGTTGGAACCTATAATGCGCCTGAGCTTGATACATGGCTGCATGAAATGGTTTTGAATCCGCCTGAGGGTGTAGAGGTTTTCGAACAGCCCGGAGCGAGATCCCCTGGAGCGGAAAATTTACATAATCTGCCGCCTGATTATTATAAAACCCAGATCGAGCTGAATAAGGCCAAACCAAATTACATTAAACGATTTATTGACAACGAGGCCGGGTATAGTAGCGCCGGTAAGCCTATTTATGAAAATTTCAGTGATAATCGGCATGTTGCCAAGGAGGAGCTGGAGTTTCTACCAGGTCTGCAATTGGAACTTGGTCTTGATGCTGCATTGCATCCTGCAGCGATATTTTTCCAGCAATTACCGAATGGTCAGAAACGTGTAATTGATGAGCTTGTCCCTGGTCGTTGTGGTGTTACGAATTTTTCCAGACAGTTGGTTGATAAGTTAAAGCGGGAATATCCTCAGGCGCTTTGGGATAATATCATGGGGCATTGTGATCCGTCGGCTGCGGATGGTGGTGAGGGTGAGGATGTGTGTTGGCTAGAAGCATTCCGGCAGAAAACGGGCTTGAAAGTTCGCCCTGCTGTATCGAATGCACTTGGGGCCCGCATAGATCCGATTCAGGAATCCCTGTTGCGTAATATCAACGGAACTGAGCCGGAATTCCTGATCTCGACAAAGTGTAAAATACTTCGCAAGGGATTTAACGGCGGATACCGATATGCAAAAATAACTGGAAGTAATTCACGGTTTAGTGATATACCCGAAAAGAATGAATACAGTCATCCGCATGATGGGTTGCAATATGTTGTGATGAGTGTCAAGGGTTCTGTTGCTGTCAGTTCATGGATTGATCAGCGTAAGCAGGGTAATTTGAGCCACAAAACAGCAATTTTGAATGCGGATGATCCTAGAGTGCAAAATAATTATATGAAAAATCAACCTCGGAAAGCGAGTATGTAACATGGGCGGATTATTCAGAGGGCCATCATTGCCACCACCATCAACACCAGCACCACCACCTCCAGCAATCAATGATCCTGCTGTCGAGGAAGTCAGGCGAGCTGAGCTGAAACAAGCCAGGCTAGCATCCTCAGCATCTCAGACAGCCTTTGGTGGTTTGCTTACAAATCCTGTCACGGGTGGCGGGGCTTCGATTGGGACAAATGTTCTGTTGGGATCTTGATCATGGCGATTGATGTCAAAAGTGAAGTTGCTGCGTTCGCGCCGATGAAAACCGAGAGATCAACTACGGATCAGGTCTGGCAGCAAATCAGAAACAACATGCAGCCTGATGATCAGAGTTTTACCGGCAAGGATGCCGCGGGCTCTACAAATCGTTCAGAAGTCCTGGACGGTGCTGGTGAAAAAGCCGGTGAGTTGACGGCTTCTGCACTTCATAATTCACTTTCAAATCCCTCTACACGCTGGCTTGATCTGTCTGGTGTTGTTGGTCGTGCCAAACTTGATGATGCTGATACGTTATGGTTGATGGAAGCGACTTCCGATGCCCTGGCGATGTTTGATTCCGGTGATTCCGGTTTTTCCGCTGCTCAGCAAATCAAATATCGCGCTACAGTTTTTTATGGCATGGCGGGTGTATTTATCGAGGAAAAGCCCGGTGTCGGAGCCTTTTTCCTATCTGTTCCACTGCAGGAAATTTATGTCAATGAGGGGCCGGATGGCCGTGTTAATGAGGTGTGGCGGGAATTTGAGTTGACGGCGTCGCAGGCTGTAAAACAATTCAATCGTCCGGGTGATCTTCCGGGTGACGATGTACTTGAAAACATGAAAAAGCCAGAAGATCAGCAGAAAAAAACAAAATTCCTGCATATAACCCGGCCACGAAATAGTATTTCTGATGGTATCGGGCCAAAATCCATGCCGATAGAATCGGTTTATATCAATCTCGAAAAGGAAACGCTTGTTCGTGAGAGTGGTTTCCCGGAATGGCCGTGGTCGGTTCCGCGCTGGAGCAAGCGAGCTGGTGAAAAATATGGCCGTGGGCGTGGTCATATTGCATTGCCTGATGTTAAAATGGCTCATCGTCTGGCAGGGGCAACGATTGAATCACTTGAGAAGAATGTTGATCCTGCCTTGCAGCTTCCAGATGATGGTGTGATGGGTATCCCCACGCTGGCCAGGGGCGGATTGAACTATGTCCGATCTGATTTGTTCCGTCATGGTGATCCGATTCGGAAAATTCATGCAGGCGGTGCAACAAATCTGGGTATTGATTATTCAAACCGTCTTGATGATCAAATCCGTGATGCGTTTCTGAACAGCTTGTTGTCGATCTCTGCAGATCCGCGTATGTCGGCAACGCAGGTTGTGACGCTGGATCAGAAATCTGAAAACATCCTTGGTCCGATTATCGGATCATTTGAGGCAGAAGATCTTGACCCGATGGTCAACCGTGTTCTGGGTATTGGTATCCGGTCCGGCCAGATTCCGCCACCCCCTGAAAACCTGCAGGGCAAGCCTCTCAAAATTATTTATACATCGCCATTGGCCAGGCGGCGGCGTTCCGGTGAAGTTGTGGCCATTGCAAAAACATTTACCGTTCTGGCTCCCATGGCACAAATCCGGCCTGATATCTGGGATAATTTTGATTTTGATGCTACGGCAAGAATCGTTGCCGGTGTCGAAGGTGTGCCACCAGGCGTATTGAGGGCGTTTAAAGAAGTTGAGAAAAAACGGGCTATTGATGCTGCCAAGCGTCAGGAAATTGAACAGATCGAACAGGCTTCGACTGTTGCTTCTGCTGCCGGTGCTGCTGCGCCTGCCCTGCAAATTCTGCAAGGGGGAAAAAGTGAAGCCAGCTAACGTTTTGAACAGGTTGCGGCGGATATTGTCACAGCGTTTTGGTCGCAGTGATGATCAGAATGTGAACATGACAAAGCTGGTTGAAGCCTATCAGGTTTTTGCGGAGACAGATGTCGGCAAGATTGTTTTAAATGATCTGCTGGAATTTACGGGTATTGAAAAAGATCCGTATTGTGAAGGTGATTCCCATGGAACGAGCCGATTAGTGGGTGCGCAGCGTGTTGGTCGTCGAATTTTGACATTTATGGGCACTGATTTGCGACAGTACATGATTTTAGAAAAGGAAATGCGCGATGAACACAAAGAACATAAAAAATCAACCAGAGAACAAACAGCCATCCTCGAATAACGGTAAGGTCCTGCAGCCTGCTGATTATGAGAAGCTGCGCGTTACTGTAACAAAACTTAATCCTCAGGATGAGGCTCACTGGAATAAGTCCGGTGGCCCTAATATGAATTATATCAATGAAGCCATGGGGATGGTGATCACGGCTGATCATATGAAAACTGCCGGTGTCGATGGATGGAATCGTGAGGTTTCACAAAAGCTAGCGGATGATCTGGTTGATCGTGAAGTTGTTAAAAAGAAGATTGATGAAAAAGTCGGTGGTGAAAACGGTGGAGGTGAAGGCAACGCTAAAACTGTACCTGGTCCAGTTGAGATTGGTGGCGAAGATCATCAAAAAATCATGGAAGAATTTCCTGCTCCCGAAACTCCGCTTGAACGTGAAGAGCGTGAGCGGCAGGAGGCCAGATCCATGAGCTTGGAAAATGATCAGGGAAAAGCCAATAAGCATGATGAGAGTGCGGCAAAGATCCGCGCTCAGGTCGCAGCTCAGAAAAAAGCCGATATAAAACACGAAAAAAATCTGGCGGCAAAGAAGAAACAGCAAGAGGCTGACGATGAGATCGCTGTAACTGAGCGTCAGGAGCGTGTTGCTCTTGAGCCTTCTGTGCATGGACTGGTTGATATGGATAAAGGACCAGGTCCGGATGATGTTAATCCTATGATCCGCATTGATCGGCTTGAACGGGCCGTTTTGACCTTATCCAAGATCCTGCTGGATACGCCAATGACGCCGGTCCAGCGTGGCAAGCTTGCCAATTGTGTTGCCCTTCTCGATCCGTCTTCTGATGAAGATTGATCATTAATCAAGTTTTAAATGGAGTTACCCATGTTAATTAATTTCAATCGTATTTGTCGTTCTCCTGCTGATGATGGCGGCGCTGCTGCTGCTGCCGGTGGTGATGCCGCTGCTGCTGCCGCTGCTGCTGCCGGTGGTGGTGGTGATGCCGCTGCCGCTGCCGCTGCCGCTGCCGCTGCCGCTGCCGCTGCCGCTGCCGCTGCCGCTGCTGCTGGTGGTGGTGATGGTGGTGGTGATGCCCTGTTGGGCGGCGGCGGTGCTGCTCTGCCAGTAAAGCCCGAATGGGCAGTGGGAATGTCAGATGATAGCTGGAAGTCTGTTGCTGCAAATGATTATAAGAACCTTGATGATGTTGTCGCGGCTCATAATAATCACCAGTCAAAAATCGGTTCTGACAAGTTTATTGTTCCCGGTGAAAACTCAACGCCTGAGGATTGGGATGCCGCCTATAATGCGCTTGGTCGCCCTGCCGAGGCAAAGTTATATGAGATTCCCATGCCGGAAGGTTTTGAGCCGACAGAAAGTGATCTGGCTTTTCATGAGAGTTTCAAGGGTAAGGCTCATGAGCTTGGCCTGAATCAAAAGCAGCTCGCTGGTCTGGCGGACTGGAATAATGAACATCTGGCAAAGGCCGCTGTTGATCTGGAAGCTGCGCAAAGTGCAGCGGCTGAAAAAACCAAGGCATCATTGCGGCAGCATTATGGTGCCGAGGCCGATAACAAGCTGGAAGCTGCTAATGCATTTTTGAAAAATATCGCTGGTGCAGAAGTTTCATCTATGTTTAAAAACTCAGATCTCAGCCGTCATTTTCCAACGGTTGACTGGGTTATCAAAATGGCGGAAATGGCTGCTGGTGAGGGCGGTCTTGTTGGTGCCGGTGATGGTGGTGGCGGTGGGCCTTCGCTTGCTGCCCAGATCAAAACAGCGATGGCAGATCCGATATATAATGATGCGAAAAACCCAGGTCATAAGGAATTACGGGCGCAAGTCGGAAAAATGCGTAAGATACTGAATGAAAGTAAAGCTTGAAAAAATAATTCAGGAAGCATAGAACGTAATAAGAGGTGGTTTGCAGAAAGTCTTTTTGTTGTTGTGGTAATTCCATTTGAGGTTGATGTGAACCGCCTCTTTCAAAATCCGGGTTGTCGTCCATTTGGTCGGTCCGGTGCCTGATTAAAGTGATCTGTGAGGCGGGCGCACCATCCCGCAAGGAAGGGTCCGGTTTCCGGGGTGTCTTTCCGAATTTTTGTTCAAACTTAAATTCGGGAAAGGATACCGAAAATGGGAAGCCAAATTGATGTAGCATACGTGGATAATTTTAGTGAAAATATCCATATGCTCGCTCAGCAAAAAGAATCTAAATTGATGCCAACGGTTCGCAATGACGTTTCTACCGGAAACGGTGGGCAGTTCTATTTTGATCGTCTCGGCCTGGTCGAAGCGAATGAAGTTATCGGGCGGCATGTTGATACGATTCTGAATGATCCGCCTCACTCCAGACGTGTGATTATCCCGCGTGATTTTAGTATTGCGTCGATGCTGGATGATGCGGACGTAATTCGTATTATCAGCCAGGGGGCTTTTGATTCTAAATACGAAATGGCCCAGCTCAACGGTCTGCATCGTAAACAGGATGATTTGATCATCGTAGCCGGTCTTGGCGATTCAATTGCCATTGATGAGGATCGTGGTCAAACGGTGGTTCCTCTGCCTTCGTCTCAAAAGGTTCTGGCTGGTGGTACAAAGCTGACAAAGGCGAAAATTCTTTCAGCAAAACTGATTCTCGACAATAACGATGTTGGTGAAGAGTTGAAACGTCTTGCCGTGGTCAGTCCGTCCGGAATTAATGATCTTCTGGAAGATTCGGAAGTTGTCAGTTCTGATTTCAACACCGTTAAGGCGCTGGTCAACGGTGAAATTGATACATGGCTTGGTTTTAAGTGGATCAAGACAACCCGTCTACCGTTGCTTGTGCCTGGTGGCACGGTTCGTCGAACGATGTTTTATACAGAGGGTGCGATAGGTGTAGCGTTGCCTCAGGCGATCAACACATCCGTTGATAAGCGGCCTGATAAAAATAACGGCGAACAGATTTTGTCAAAGTTCTCTCAGGATGCAACGCGCATTGAGGAAGAGCTGTTTGTTGAGGTGCAGTACGACGAAGCTGCTTAATCTGATCAAGGTGCTGCGGCTTATGGCCGCAGCGTCCTGATTATTTTTAATTTTAATTTAAGGAGATGGTTTAATGGCCGTCACAAATGAAAACTCGTTACAGATTGGCAGGATTCTCGCTGGTGCAATCAAAAACCTGACAACGGATCTTATGGGTCGTATGCGTAAGATGCGGTTCGATTTCACCCAGGGCGCTGCTGCGGGGGATGCGACTTCTACAATGTCCCTGATTATTCTGCCGCCTGGTCGCAATCGTATTTATCTGCGCGATTGCATTGTTGCGTTTAGCGCCTTTGGTGCTGCGCGTGTCCTTGATATTGGCTATGCGGCTTATACAGATCGTGATGGTAATGCCGTTGCGGCTGCTCCGGCTGCATTTGTCAATGATTTGGATGTGTCCTCTGCTGGTACGTCCTCATTTGCTGGTGTGGTTGGTGGTGAAGAGAGTTTCCTGTTTGAGAACAGAGACTCCGTTACCATTATTGGCACGGTGGCCGGTGGTACGATACCGGCTGCAGCAACATTGAACGGTGACGCGACAATCGTTCGTGATTGATTAAAAATGGCCTGTTTTGAGCGGTGTGTACATGCCGTTTGAGACGGGCCTTTTTTTAAGGATTTTGGCGAATGTCTGATAAACGCAAGATTTTCAACCTGGCCCTGGCAGAATACGGTGATGAATCCGTTACTGATCCCGATACAGATAATACGGTTGCTGCCGGAAGGTTGCGGGATGTTTACGATCAGATTTTTGATAGTGTTCTGGAGCAACATCCCTGGAATGATGCTGTCAGACGGGCTCAGCTTGCTGCGGAAGCAACAGCGCCAGTTTTTGGTTATAGTACCAGTTATCTGCAGTCCACGAATCCATACAGCTTGCGTGTTTTGTCTGTGAACGATCAGCCTTCCGAATGGTTTCTGAGACGGTCAAATTTTCCGGGTCGTGGCCCAATGGTTGATCCGACGATACCAAATTGGGTTGTCGAAGGTCGCAAAATCTTAACGGATTTCGGATCTCCTATTAAAGTTCTGTTTATTGCGCGGGTTAGCGAAGGCGACCTGCGCGAAAGTGTGGCCGGTGTGATTGCCCTTAATCTGGCGGCTGCAACAGCCTTCAAGGCAACACAAAGCCAGAAAACAGCGGATACGATCCGGCTTAAGGCAGATAAAGCGATTGCCATTGCCAAGAATATTGATGCGCAGGAAGGTGGCCGGGTTAATCCATTTAGATCTGATTTTCTGCAGGCCAGACGATAATGACAAAGGCAACTCCAAAACAAAGAACGTATGGTGCAGGTGAGTGGACTGAGGATCTTGAGGGTCGTGATGATCTGGCCGGGTGGTGGAATTCCCTCCGTATTCTGAAGAACTGGATTGCGCAGGTTTTCGGATCTGCCACGCGGCGTCCGGGAACGATTTTTATTGCACCAACAAAAATCAATGGAATCGCAAAGCTGATCCCGTTTGTGTTCAATGTGGTGCAGGCTTACGTGCTGGAATTCGGAGATGGTTATATCCGGTTTTTCACATTGCGCGGGGTGCTTGAGAGTCCGCCTGCTACGCCATTTGAGATTGTATCGCCCTACGGCGCTGCTGATATTGCTGATCTGAAATATACTCAAAGCAATGATGTTTTATATTTATTCCATCCTGAATTTCCGGTTCATAAACTGATCCGGCAGGGTCCTGTTACATGGGTTATTGAAGAAATAAAATTCAAGGATGGTCCTTATCTGGATGAAAATGCGGATGATACTTTCACCTTGACGCCATCTGCCACAACAGGTTTGGGAATATCGGTCGTGGCCAGCCAGGACCTGTTTGCTGCAACGGATATTGGCCGGATTGTTCGTATCGGGTATCTGGCTCAAAGCTGGGCAGCATCCACGACTTATGTGGTTGGTGATCTGAGGATTGCCAACGGAAACGTCTATCGCTGCAAGATTGCCGGAACATCTGCCGGTACTGGAAATGGTCCATCTGGTATTGGTGTCAGCATTCCTGATGGCACGGCAGCATGGGATTTTGTAAACACTGGCGGTATCGGCTGGGGTTATGTTGAAATTACAGTCTTTACGGATGCCCAGAATGTCACTGCTGATGTGATCGCCGCTCTGGGGGGAACGGCGGCAACGGCTGTCTGGCGTTTGGGTCTGTTTTCCGATACCACGGGTTATCCTGCTCACGGGGCTTTACATGATGCCCGCCTGTATCTTGGTGGTGCAAGATTATCAAATCCAAATATGATTGCGGGTTCCCGCGTTGGTGATTTTGAAAATCATACACCTTCTGTTGCTGATGATGGCCCGATTTTAAAGCCAATTGTTTCCGGCCAGGTCAATGCAATTGAATGGCTTGCTTCTGACAAGGGCCTGATTTGCGGTACGCAGGGCGGAGAGGCCGTTATGACACCTGATCGTAATTTCGGGGCTATTACACCAACCAATAATGATATTACGATTGAGACGAATGAGGGCTGTGCGTCTATCTTGCCTATCGAGGTTTCAAAGGGATATCTGTTTGTGCAGTTCCATAAAAAACGCCTGCATGAACTGGTATTCACATTTGCCGATGATGGCTGGGAATCACCTGATCTGACCTTGCGGGCGGATCATATTACCGATGATGGCGAGGTTGATGGAATTGTCGAGGCGACAAGGCAACGTCAACCGTGGTCGGTTATCTGGTGTGTTCGTGCAGATGGTGTTTTGCTCGGTTTGTCATATATGCGTAAAGAACAGGTTGTTGCCTGGCATCGTCATGAAATAGGCGGGAATAATGGCGGCAACGGGTTTGGCAAGGTGTTGTCTGCTACCACGATTCCGGGGCAATCCAATGATGAATTATGGATGATCGTTGAGCGTGTTATTGATGGCGGTACAAAACGTTATGTTGAATTGCTGGCAGATCCTCTGAGAAAAGACGGGGATCGTAAGCAGGCGATAAATGTTGATAGTTCCCTGTCGGCTTTTGAGGCTGTTGCTCAGGATACCTGGAGTGGCCTCGATCATCTGGAAGGTGAAACGATCAAGGCTATGGTTGATGGTGCTGCGCATCCTGATGTTGTTGTTAGTGGTGGTTCTGTGACACTTGAGCGTGAAGCGAATGATGTTGTGTTCGGGTATGAGATTGATTCTCATATGCTGCCGCAGCGTCCTGAGGCCGGTTCGCAGCTTGGTACGGCGTCCGGCAAGCAAAAAATGATTGCTAATATCACGCTCGGATTAAAGCAGTCTCTGGGTATGGAATACGGAAAGGCCCTTGATAAGCTATTTAATGTCGAAGCTCGCAATGTTGCAGCTCTTATGGATGCACCGCCTGACTTCATTACCGGTTCCAGGCAGTTGCCGCATGACGGCGGCTGGTCGCCGGATAGCGATGTTCATCTTGTCAACAGGTCTGTTTTTCCTTCTACGCTCACGTATCATGTTTTCAATGTTATTACGGGGGATGGGAAGTGATCGTGTTTCGGGAATTTCAAACGAATGATCTGGTTGATCTGAATTTGCAGGAATTTCAGAAACATATTGACGATCTGATCGGTGATGAGGAATACGGAAAAAAATGTATGTTGTCGGAGCTGGCTTTTACCGGGCTGCTTGATGGCAGGGTTATCGGAGCTGCGGGTATTCTGAAAACAGATGATCATATCGGGCAATGCTGGATGGTTCTTGGTGATGATATTACGATGCGGGATTGGGTTGAAATTGCCCGGAAGAACAAAGAAGTTATCGAGATCGCGCATGGTCTTGGTATGTGGCGTCTCTGGTGTACCGTGCTTATTGGTTTTTATGCCGGTGAGAGATATGCCCAGCGGCTTGGTTTTGAATGTGAAGGCGTGATGCAGCACTATGACCGGGACGGTAATCATCATGCTTTATATGCGAAAATAGATTTTGGAGATTTGCATCATGGCTGATCCCGCGACACTTGCTGTTATTGGTTCTATTGCCTCTGCCGGTTTTGGGGCTATTTCTGCTATATCTCAATCAAAATCCCAGCAAAAAATTGCAGAGAGAAATGCCCAGATCGCAGAACAACAGGCACTGCAGATTGAGCAGGAAGCGGCATTTGAAGAAAGCCTGAAACGATCCAAAACACAAAAGCTCAAGGCTCGCCAAAGGGCCGCACAAGGCGCGTCCGGTGGTGCTGTTGATGTTGGGTCCAATTTGCTCGTGCTTGAGGAAACGGCTGTTCTTGGTGAGATTGATGCCTTGACCATTCGTTATCGTGGCGGTGTTTCTGCTGGCCGGGCGCGAGCCCAGGCCGCAACAGATCGTTTTGGTGGGCAGGTTGCGCGGCAGACTGGTGTTTTAAAGGCTGGTACCTCGTTGCTTACAGGTGTGACAAGTGTTTCCGGTATCGTGGCGGATAATCCCAAAGCGTTTGGACTTGATTCATAATATTTGAGGTTTTGATATGGCAACAGTGCCACGAATTCAAAGAACAGTCAGTGCGCAAACCGGATTTTCCGGTGCCGGACGTATTGATCCGGGAGTTTTTTCGGGATTAACCCGTGCAAGTGATGAATTGGCTGCTGCGGCTGGTGAAGCTGTTCAAGCGGTGTTTGTAGAACCGGGCTTGAAAGAAGAGGCTGAACAAACCGAGCGTGAGGAAAATGAATGGATCACCGCGACAACAGCGTCCTCTGTCGAGCAATGGACTCTTGGTTTTGAAGAGGCAAAGAAAACAGCCGGTGAGGGGGCTCCTGAATTTACCCCTAAATTTATGGAGGGATATGATGAATGGTTGCCGGGCGTCCTTGACGGAGCGCCAACGCAGCGGGCGCGTGATGATATTGCGAGTCGTCTTAATGTCCTGCGGGGTAATCTGTTTAGTAAATCCGTTACGTTTGAAGGGCGGGCCGGTCGTGCGCAGCGCCTGAGCAGTTTTACAACGGCGATGGATAATTATTCAGCTTCGGCGGCTATTGATTCTAATCAGATCCCGGCCTTGATTGCTGCTGCCAGCGGTGATCTGGCTGCCGCAGAGAATACCTGGATGCTGCCAGAGCAGGTTACGGAATTCAGATCGGCGATTGCTCCAAATATTGCGGCGGCTGGTCTGCAGGGAGATATTCTGAAAGATCCGAAAGGTGTGCTGGATGAGATTAATGCCTCCAAGCCGGGCGATGGATCTGTTGCCGGTCTGTTGACCAGTGATCAACGCACCAAACTGGCGTCCTCTGCCCGTTCTGAAATCAACAAACGCAAGACGGCAACGGCTATTCAGAAAAATGCCTTGAAAATTGAAATGGGTGATATCGAATCTATACAGTCTGCCGGTCTTGATGCCGGTGTTGAGCGTGTAAAGATCCTGCGGCAACAAGTAGATCTGATCGGTGATGCCTCCATGCAAGTGCGTTTACGCAATCTGGAACAACAGGGCATTGCATCAAAGGAATTCAGAACATGGCAACCGGGCAATTTGCAGAATTTCATTAATGAAAAGCGGTTCTCTCTGGCTGGTAAAGAGGCTTCGCAGGCTGATGCGATGCTGATCACCACGGCAGAGGACATGCTTTCTGAAATGAATACTACATTAATCAATGATCCTCTGGATTGGGCGGTGCGGTCTGGTCAGAATGTGCCGCCAGTTGTCTTTTTTGGTGATGATGCTATTGCATCAATGCGAGCCCGGTTTGATGTTGCTGCTGGGTTTGCCCGTGATTTTGGGACTGTGCCGCGATATTTGACGAATGAAGATGAGCGGCAATTGTCCAGTATTCTTTCGCAATCCGAAGCTCAGGACAAGGTTCTGGTAATGGCCAATATCGTGCAGGGGTTCGGTGTTGAGGCGACCAATGTTTTTGCCCGTGTCTCAAAAGATAATCGCCTGATGGCTCATGCTGGCGGATTGACGGTTGAGGGTCCCTTGCAGGCTAAATCAGCGGTTGAGATCGTCAATGGCTCTGAATCTATCAAAGCGGGAATTGACGTTTTGCCGGGATCAACCGAGGTTAATCAGTGGACAAGTGAATATCTGAATGGTGCCATGTCGATGGTTCCGCCAACAATGGGAAGTGTGATTGAAGCGGCCAAGGCGATTTATACGGATCGGGCTATCAAGAGCCCGCCAGAGGAAGGTGATGGCCAGCGGGATCTCTGGGAACAATCTATGGATTCGGCTCTCGGTGGTTTTGATATCGATGGAACGGTTTTCGGATCTGTCGGAAACTGGAATGATTTTGGTGTTGTATTGCCGAATAATATTAATAACGCCAAATTTGCAACTTTAATCAATGAGGTCACAGATGAAGATTTGCTGGATGCCTCTGTCGGTGGTGCCGGGCCGGTGATTAATGATAAAACAAGATCACCGTTGACGGCAGAACAATTCCGCGAGGCTCGGTTGAGTTCTATTGGTGAGGGGCTTTATCTGGTCGATCTGACACATATCGGAGTAGATTTCGCTTTGGGCTCAGGGCCATCCGGGAAATATGTTTTTGATCTGGGCAAGATTAAACAGACGCTGGATGTTCGGGCAGGCCGGGCAATGTTCCAATTGCCTGAGTTGCCTCAATTGCCAATTGCCAGGGGTAAATGATGGGTATTTTTTTTGATAAACCAACTGTTCCCTTGCAGTTGCCCGGCGAGTCGCTTGGACCGTCAACCGGATTTGTGCAGAATACTATTGCAGCTTATGACGCACAAATGCGGGCCAGAAACAGCAATTCCAAAACGGCTAATCTGACCGATGCTTATCAACCGATTGTCGATGCTCTGAATCAAGGAAGATCGTTTTTTCAACGGTTTTCCAATCCGATTGCTAAGGGTTTTGATCAAGACGATTTTGTCCGCAATCCATTAAATCCCCGTTCATGGTCAAGCACGGCAGAGTTGGAAACAATAATTTGGGATGAGCTGGCGTTGCGGCGGGAAAAGGATCATAACGCTTTCCCTGATCTGCCGCAAAATCGTGATGATTTGATGAAAGGTGTTACCGATCAGGTAACGCGAGCTTTACAGGAAGAGCAGAATGTTGTCGCTGCGGCTGATACACCAGGGATTGTTGGCAATTTTGTCGGGTCTGCCGGTGCGTCGATAACAGATCCTCCCAATTTGCTGGCAATGCTTGTCGGTGCCGGTGAAGTCGGTATCTTGCGGACGGTAGCAACCGAGGCTCTTATCGGTGGGGCAACCGAGGTTGTGACGCAAAGCTCTGTTATGGAGTATTACAAGGAACTTGGCATTGAATACACGGCAGCGGATTTTCTGACCAACGTTGCTGTTGGTGCCGGGGGTGCCGGTGCGTTTGCTGGTGGTGTGAAACTGTCGGCAAAAGGTATTTCAAAAACCTGGAATGCTGTCAACCAGATGGGCAACAAACAGTTAAAGAGTGTTCTGGAGCGAGCTGGTACGGAAAATGCACAAACAGATAATATCCTGCGGGCTGCTGATCTTGCGGATCAGGTTGATGCTGAAAATCCGTTGAAATCAGATGTTTTTTCAAATCAGACATATCGGGATGTTATCGGTACGGCAGAAGAGATTATCGAAACCGGGGCTGTTTCTGATATCGGTTTTTCTCCCATGGCACCGCAAAAGCCGCTTGGCCGGTCAGATATTGAGGGACGTATTCCGTTATTCAAGCCGAATGATCTGGAGCTTGATCCGAAGGCTTTCCAGTTCAAATCAGAAGCCACGGGACCGGGTGGTATCAGTCGGCGGCTTGAGGGTGTCGAGGCATGGGACCCTGTACGGGCTGGAGAAATTCTCGTATGGCAGGGCGTTGACGGGCGAAATTTTGTTGCCGATGGCCACCAGAGAGTCGGTCTGGCCAATCGTATTCTTGAACAAGACCCGAAAGCCGATATCGTAATTCCCGGTCATGTGCTGCGGGAAGCTGACGGTGTTACGCAGGCTCAGGCCAGAGTCGTTGCGGCCACCAAGAACATTGCGCAAGGTACGGGAACGGCGGTTGATGCTGCCAAGATCCTGCGCGTTGATCCTGCGTTGATCCGGGGTCTACCGCAAACCTCTGCCCTTGTTCGTATGTCGCGGGCCTTGACGGAATTGTCGCCTGATGCTTTTGGGATGGTGATAAATGAGATTATTCCGGCCAATTTCGCGGCGATTGTCGGGCGTTTGGCGACGGGTAACCCGGATATCCATGCGGCGGCTATGGGAATTCTTGCCAAGGCTCAGCCAAGAAATGTATCCGAAGCTGAAAAAATCATCCGCGATATTCTGGCGGCAGGTACACGGTCTGAAAAACAACTAGGGTTATTTGGTGAAGAGGATGTGACGGTATCGCTGTTTGCCGATCGAGCTAAAATTCTGGATCAGGCCACGGCTAAACTGCGTAATGATTCACGGGTTTTCGGCACTCTGATTAATGATGCCGAGAATATTGAGACTGCCGGGAACAAGTTATCGGCAGAAAACAATCTGTTAAGGAAAGAGCAAAATGTCAAAAGCCTCGAAACGCTCCAGGCGCTCGCGCACCGCAAAGGCGCAATCTCTGACGCCCTTACCGCTGCCGCCAGGCAACACGCGGACGGCAGCTCCCTCAGTGTCGCCGTCGATCAATTCGTCGATTCAGTCAGACGAAGAGTTGAGCTGGGCGATTTCGAAGGGGTTACAGCTAGCCCAGGCAGAGGAATTTCAGAACCTACGACTCGCGACCCGGCGAGCCCTGGCACAAGAATCGCAAACGAGCTAGAGGATCTGAAACGGTTTGAAGATCCTGAGGGTATTGAGGTTCAGAATCAGATTGATCAACTTGCCGAGGATCTGGCTGATGATGCTGACCAGTTCACCTTGACCGATGTAATTGAGGATACCGAGGGGAATTTTATTGTGCAGACGGGCCGTATTGGAGATGTGCTGGATGAGATCAAGGCCGACAAAGACTTTATTGAGCAACTGGAGATCTGTTCATGAGTATGAAAGATTGCATTGAGAAGGGCGTTAAGGAAGGTTTGATGGATAAAAACCGTGGTGATGATGCTGCGGAGCTATTTGACGATCTTGAAACCAATTTCAAGCGGACGTTGCCGGGTTCTGAGGCTGAGGTCAAGGCTGCTGCGGAAACCATTCGTATTCAGAAAATGGATTTTGCTCACCGGCAGCGCAACAAACTTTTACAAACCCGTGCTGTGCGGGGAATGACAAAGAATCTCAAGGAATTCAAGACTGTCAAGGGTGAACAGAATTTTGCTGCTGCCCTGCAGGCTCATCTTGAATTTGATGATCTGGCAAACTTCACCAATGTTTCTGCCCGCCACCAGGTTATCCGGGGTCAGTTTCATTCGACAATGGAGCGGGTGTTATCGACGTTCTCGCGAGATCTGGTTGGCCGGGTGCGTAATCCGGCAACTCTTAAAGATATGCTTAAAGAGATATTCGGACAGGATTCCGGCAATGTGGCGGCAAAACACCTTGCAAAGGCATGGACGGAGACGGCTGAAACGGCTCGTCTGCGTTTTAATCAGGCCGGTGGGCGTATTCCTAAGCGTTCTGACTGGGGTTTGCCCCAGAATCACAACAGCATGGCCGTGCGGGCCGCTGGGTTCGATACATGGCGCGAATTTATCTTTGATAAACTCGATTATAACCGGATGATCGACGAATCCACAGGCAAGCCGATTATTCCTGAGCGTGTCGAGCTTGCCTTGCAGGATGTTCATGAGACCATAGCTAATGAGGGTTTTAATAAATTAACACCTTCCGGGCTGGCTCGGGGTCGGTCGTTGGCAAATCGTCGGCTGGATCATCGTTTTCTTGTGTTCAAGTCTGCCGATGATTGGGCGGCTTATCAGGAGCGATTCGGGGATGGAACGGTTTTTGATACGATGTTTGGTCATTTTGATGGTATGTCCAGGGATATTGCCCAGATGGAAATCCTGGGGCCGAATCCGCAGGCCGGTATGCGTTTCATGAAAGGTATTGTCATGAAGGATGCTAAGGCCCGCGATACCAAGGGCAGGACGAACAAAAACTCCATAGCTGCCACGTCCCGTTTATGGGTTGCCGATTCGATGTTGAATATTATAGATGGGTCTGCCTCAAGCCCGGTTCATTCAACTTGGGCAAACAGCATGGCCGGTCTGCGCAATGTTCTGGTTTCGGCTCAGTTGGGATCTGCTGCCATTTCTGCCATTACAGATGTTCATTTTCAGCGTATGGCCTCAAATATGGTTGGCCTTGAGCCTATGAAAGTTACTCGGCGTCTCGGTAAATTACTCAATCCTGCCAATGCTGAGGATCGGGCTTTTGCCGTGCGTATGGGCCTGATTGCAGAAACGGCCTCAACCCTGGCCGCTGCGCAGGCTCGTTATGTTGGTGAGATCTCCGGTCCTGAAATTACTCGGCGTCTTGCTGATGGTGTGTTGCGGGCTTCCGGACTATCAGCCTTAACGCAATCGGGCAAACATGCGTTCGGTTTGGAGTTCATGGGGCTGCTTTCTGATAATGCCGGAAAGTCACTGGATCAACTTGTTGCTGGCAACAAAATGGATCAGGCTTTTGCCCGTGCCTTGCAGCGTTATGGCATTGGAAAAGACAAATGGGATCTCGTTCGCAAGACAACACCGCTGGAAGAGCGCGGGGCGAAGTTTCTGCGGCCTGAGGATATCGCAGCCAGAACAGATATGAATCCTGCGGCTGCAAGAGATCTGGCAAATCAGGTCATGGAAATGATTTTTACAGAAACCGAATATGCCGTGCCGACTGCCTCGATTCGAGGTCGAGCCATTATGGGTGGTGGTTTGCGGCCTGGTACGCTGGCCGGTGAGATTATTCGATCCACCTTGATGTACAAATCCTTCCCGGTAACTTTGGTAATGACGCATTTACGGCGTGGAATGCTGCAACAAGGTGTCATTCAAAAAGGCCGGTATTTCGGTTCGCTGGTGCTTGGTACAACGGCCTGGGGGTACCTGGCCATGCAAGCCAAGGATATAAGCAAGGGCAGAGATCCGCGTGAGCTGAATGCTAATACCATGATGGCTGCTTTAGAGCAGGCTGGTGGCCTGGGTATCTTCGGGGACTTCCTGTTTTCCGACATGAACAGGTTCGATAGATCGCTCGGAGAAACGGTGGCCGGGCCGGTTGTTGGCTTTGTCGGGGACGTTCTGGGGTTGACGGCTGGCAATGTTCAACAGGTGATTAAAGGTGAAGATCCTAAAATTGGCAGAGACATAACGCGATTTTTGCAGCATTATACGCCAGGTGGTTCGTTGTGGATGGGGCGGGCGGCTTATGAGCATATGGTTCTTGATCAATTACAGCGGTTATCTGATCCGCAGGCTGATCGTTCATTTCGTCGTAAGCGGCGGCGGCTGGAAAAAGATTTTGGCTCCGGTTATTGGTGGAAGCCTGGTCAGGTTCTTCCATCCAGAACCCCTGATTTAATACCGTAATTGGAGATAAGTCATGACAATTGATAATGATAATAGTTCGTGGAATGATGTTGGCGATAATGTTGTCACTAGCTTTTTCTTCGATAACCTGGTTGTAAAAGATACTGATCTGGATGTTTATCTGGATGGTATTCTGAAAACGATTGTGGTTGATTATAATGTTACTGGTGCCGGAACGGATGCAGGCTCGGTTGATTTCATGGTGGCTCCGGGTCTTGGTGTTGCGGTGGCAATTATCCGAAATACGGAAGAGGATCAACAAACAGCCTATCCATTTAACGGGCCTTTCCCGGCGATCTCTCATGAGGCGGCTCTTGATAAGCTGACCATTATTTCCCAGGAAAACACCCGCGATCTGAAAAAGACTCTGCGGTTTAGACAATTCTCTTTGATCGAGAATATCTTTGTTGATGATCCGGTCGGTGACGCTATTCTGGTTCATAGCGCCGATGGTCTGACGATTATCAACGGTCCCTCTGTTCAGGGATTGATCACGTCAATTACCGGCGGTGCGACGACCCGTCCGGTTGTTATTGTGACTGATGACCTGGATGTATCTACCGGGTTTACAACAGAAACTTTCTTTTCGGTATTTCCGGCTGATGCTGATACTCAGGTTGTTATAACGATTCCGGATGCCACTACGGGCGGATTCGTCGGAGGGCTGGAAGGACAGTTCAAGCTATCTTCTGAGGGATCTATTCTTTTGACGACACCAACCGTTCCGCCTGAAACCAATATCGATGGTCAAATTGATCAGGTTATTGCCGATCTGGGGGCGGCTTTGACGGTTATCGCGGATGTTGTTAACTCGGAATGGTCGGTATCGCAGGACAGTCGCCCAACGGAAGGAATTGGCTTGACCATCTTCGCGACGACAACAGCGGATCCGATTATAGCGGGTTATTCTGTCGCCGTTACGAGTAATGATGATGGCAGGTATGATGATCCTGCCGTTGTTGTGACTACGGTGGTAATAACCAATGCTGCGATTGATAGATCAACCGCCGAAGAAACATCCGTTTTTATTGCCGATGCGGGGGCGGTTGGTGATTTACTGGATGCGGATTTGGTGATTACGGTTGTGACAAATATTACCCCATCCAATGCCAGAACAGTTCAGTTTTTCAGTTCATTATATGTTCGTGATAGCGGTGGGACAGAGGTCTTGATCAAGGAAACAGCAAACAGCGGGATCGTAACATCGCTGGCTGCGGAACAAACTCTTCTGTTCTCAAATGTGACGGCGGAAATAGATATTACCGATCGTCTGGTCATAAAAACATTTGCTTTCAAGACTTCGGCGGGTGGTACAAATCCGGCTGTTCAGTTTCCGGTCGGTGGATTGTTGCCGTCTGATATTCCAGCGCGAGTCAAAGTGCCTCAATCGTTGACTTCGGCTCAATCGCATAATTCTCTTTTGGGTTTGCAGGGTGGTATTCCGACCGAATTTTACCATATGTCGCAAGTTCAGAATGATGGTTTTCCGGGTACCCGCGGTTCCGGTATCGCCGTTGCCAGCACAATTGTCGCGGGCGCGTCTAAATATGCGGAACTAACAGGCGGCGGAACTGTTGATAAAATCACGGTTGCGATTAACCGGGAACTTATTTTCAAATGTATAGCTGCAACCACATTTCCAAACAGCGTTGATATAATCACGGTAGATGGTGTGGATCTTATTATATCCGCCGGGGGCATTGTTGAATTCATTTCGGTTGCTGCGGATAAAGTACAGGTTTTGAGTGGTGGTGTAGCTGGTGGAGGCTGGATACTTGTTGAAACAGTGACCCTGACCGGCAATGCTTCAGAAGTTTTAGGGGAAGGTAATATTGATGCCGGTTTTGACTATCAAATTCGAGGCAAACAAATAAAGCCTAGCGTAGATTTGACAAATGTTAACGCTTTACGAGTTCAAATTGGCACAGGCGGTGGTCCAACTTATCAGGTGACTGGCTATAAATCTCTACAGTTAAGCGGTCAAGACGCGGCGGCTCAAGTTGCTGAGGATGCTCAAACCGCTGGTTTCCTTGCTTCTGCTTTTGGAAATAGTGGGGGTGCAGCAGCAGGAGAAACTTTTGATTTCACAATGGAGATTAACAATCCTGCAACAAATCAAGCTCACCGCAGCATTTCTCTATCTTCAGGAGCTGATAACACAGGTCAAGAGAATGCAGGTATATTCGGCAGTAGTCGGGCGACGGCAGAAGTTGGGACAGGATTTAGAGTATTGCCAGGTACAGGGGTGCTTCAAACCGGAGAACTTCAACTTTACAAAAGGGCTAATTCATAATGTATACCATAGTCACAGAATGGGTCGGCAATAAGATAAAGTCTGATTGTCGTGCAGCTGATGAAATAGAAGCTATTGAAAAATTAGCGATTGTCGTTGCTGAAGGATATGCCGATGCGTTTTATGCATTAACGCCTATTGGGGATTGTGCTTATTGGGTTGTTGACCCTGTCGCTAAAACGTTGACTTTTGATGCTTCTCAAAACATGTCTGACAAAATAGATAATTTATTATCTGATGTAAAAATCAAGATTTCGGGTGCTATGTCGGATCGCCTCAAGCAGGGTATTATCTGGAAATACAACAATGGCGGAACACCTTATTCGATCAGCATCGATGAAGGAATGCAAAAACTGTTCAGTTATACCGCTACGTTGCGCGGTGAAGGCCGGACAAATTCACATGCTGGAAAGGTTCGCCAGGGCAATGTTGAATTCAATATCAATGATACCGGTATGGAAGAACTTTCCATTTTTGCCGGTGAATGGGGATTGGCGATACAGCGCAAGTCCTGGGATGCTGAGGACGCGGTAACAACATATGTCGATACTCATACTGATGTTGAAAATGTGGCCTATCTTGAATCATTTAATCCATTGACGATCGACTGGACAATTGACTGGTCACAGGATCCCCAGAATAATGGTAAGGGTTGGACTGATGATACTGTTCTACAGGTTCCGTGATGGCGGGACTGGCATCAAACCGGGATTCAAATAGTAAACTTTCGCAGGCACTGTCTGAAATATCGAGTCGGCCTGTAACGGGAGGAAATCAAAATGACACCCAGCAAATCGCAAGTCTCCGGGCAAGGCCCATTAAATCCATCCCGGATAAAAAGAAAAAGAACCGGTCTCGATCATAAACTGCCGGTTATTTTCGTGATTCTGTGGTTCGTCTGTGAGTTTTTACCGGCCTTGATCCCGTCGGAAACAGGTATTGATCTGTATTGGGATTTATATTTTTATTCTGAGGATCTGTCGACGATCTTTCTTGCCCTGTCATTTTATACCGCCCTGTCCTATACGTCGGTTATTCTCAAGGGTTTGTCTCTGAGCGCGGTTGTGATCTCCATCGGTCTGATTGCAACTAACATCCTGGTTGACGTGGTAGGTTTTCCGCAAAAGCATTCAACCGCCCTAGTGATCGGCTGTTGTCTATATGCTCTCCAGTTGTACATGACCAGATTTATTTTCAGTGTTAATGAGGAGTATCAGAATCCGGAGCCGGATACGATTTACCTGGTTGTGACAAAACCACATGACCTGTGGGGGATGGCCGGTTTATTCTGGTCCGGGATTGGCGGCGGGTTTTCCGCTTATGTTAATGGGTATTGTTATTGGTTCAGTCGTGAAAAGGGTGTTATGATCAGGGAATACACTCCTGATTATTACAAAGGCAGAAAATTGATTTATTGTGGTCCGGCAACTCTGGAGAAGACAGAGGATCTTGATTCTCTTGTCGGGCGAAAATGGTCAATCTGGAATAATTGTTTTGTCGTATTTGGTAGGTGGCGGAGAACCTGGCATGTCTGAAACTAAAACATATGAGGACGGACTTCTTGATGGGAAAATTCAATCCCATGAAGATCGTCTTGATGCACACAGCAAGAGGATGGATGGCCATTCTGCAAGACTGCGTATTCTTGAGCGGGTTGCTTGGGCAATCATGGGCACGGCAGTAATTATTCAATTCTGGCCAGCACTCAACAAATTATTTAACTGAAAAGAGAGAAAGCGAATGACGAAATATGGTGATATCAGTGCAGTTGATATTCTGGCCAGGACGATTTATGGCGAAGCGCGGGGCGAAAAGTTTTTGGGTAAACTGGCAGTGGCCTGCGTGGTGATGAACCGTGTACATGCCGATCTCAACAACGATAATAAGCCGGACTGGTGGGGGGAAGGTGTCAAGGCCATCTGCCTAAAACCTTATCAGTTCTCCTGCTGGCTGGAAAACGATCCGAATCTGGAACACATCACGACAGTGCATGACGGATACGAGGATTTTCTGGTATGCCTGGCCATTGCTGCCGGTGCCATGGCTGGTGATTTTGAGGATGTGACGGGCGGGGCGACTCATTATCACACTAAGGCGATTATTCCGGCCTGGGCTAATGGTAAAGAGTGGTCTGCACTGATCGGCAACCACATCTTTTATGCGGGCATCGAGTCATGACCCGAAATCTGATCTTTGATTTCGATGGAACCAACAACGGGCCGCTTGATACGTATCCGACGAATATCAGAATCATGCATCTGAATTTGTCTGATAACAATCAGGTGGCTTTTTATTATCCCGGACCTGGTGAAGAGAACGAGGGTACCAGCATCGGGGAACTGCTCGGGGCGGCTTTTGGAATTGGTTGTCGAGAGATTGTCCAGAGGGCTGTTGATGCTTTTGTTGCCGTGTACATGCCGGGAGACAGAATTTATGCCAACGCGTTCAGCCGCGGGGCGGTGGTTTCCCGGTTGTTTGCCAAGGCGATCACGGACATGGATTATGAAATTGAGTTGCTGTGTCTTTTTGATACGGTTGAAGGCGTCGGGCTGTTTGGAAATCTGGATATTTCGCCAAAGGTCAAGCGGGTACGACACGCCGTTGCCCTGCATGAGGACCGAAAAACGTTTGAACCTAACCTGGTGAATGCGCGGGACGGGGTTGAGGAAGTCTGGTTCCGGGGTAATCATGCGGATATCGGCGGCGGATATGAAGATGCCGGGCTGAGTAACATCGTTTTGGATTACATGATCAACCAGGCGGAGCTTGCCGGATTAAAATTTGTATCGATGTCGGAGCGACGAAAGACACCGGGCATGGAGCCACACAGAGAATCCGGCATATGGAGACGGGAAGACAGAATTATCGGGGTTCAGGTTGATGGTGAATGGACCGGCCTTGCTGGGCGTGAATTCGCATATTCCTGAAGACAGCCTAAAACAAAAAAAAGAACCCCGCCTTTAAACAAGGGCGGGGTTAAGTTTGCGAGAGTTTCTTTATGCCATGTACATGGCTAAATTATTCCGGTTTTTCAGTCTGCATATATACCAGGAGTTTCCGTCTTTTGTCCTGGGCTCCGTTCTCAATCGCAACCGGCAAAATCATTTCTTCTGCTTTAAGCTTGTCAACCATCACCAACAAGTTACCGATTTCATGACCTAATCGATAACTGTTGGTGTGGTTCTGGCCGGGTTCGATCTCGTTCATGCCGAAACGCTGAGCCTTGGTGATCCGTTGAATGACTTCCGCGCATTCTTCTGTGGTGATCTGAAGAATTTCGTTTTCGTAATCCGTCGGCGGCGGACAGGGTGATTTGTATTTTTGAGTCATGGTCTGTTATCCTCTTGGTCTTTGGCTTTAATTAACCAGGTTTCACAAAGGCCAGTATGATCAACAGCGACGCGTTCAAAAAACTCTTGTGGATATTTATTATTAAATCCTGTTGTTTTGCCCCCAGCAGGAGTTCCTTTTACTTCAACAATTTCATAACCGTCATCTTGAAGAAACTTGATGAATGCCTCTGTAATTAATTTTCTAACTGTTCCAGGGGGCATAATTAACTCCTGTTCATTGGATGTGATCTGGAAACGGCTCGCTCCAGATGTTCGGTATCCACCTTTGTGTAAATGGCCGTGGTGGCGATAGAGGCGTGTCCTAGCAGGTCCTGGATAGACCTTAGATCACATTGGTTGGCCAGCAAGTGACTAGCGAAGCTGTGACGCAGGGCATGAGGGGTGGCCGTGTCAGGCAGGTTTAAATCGTTCCTGATGTCCCTCATGAGGCGCTGTATGGCGATCGGACCTAATTTGCCTCCACGGGCATTGACAAACAGCGGATTGTCTCCTGTGAGGCTGTGAGGGCAGGATTTGACGTATTCAATCAGGTAACCCATGACATTTTTCAGAACCGGAACAACCCGTTGTTTATTGCCCTTGCCGGTGATGGTGATCGAATTGCTATCGAGCTGGAGCTGATCATACTGCGACCTGGTCAAGCTCAGGGCCTCGGAGATCCGCAAGCCGCACCCGTACAGCGTGGCCAGCACGGCTGTATTGCGGAGACCGATCCAGCGAATATTCGCCATCCTGAGCGCTGACTCAATCGTTTGGATCGCGTCATTCTTGGTCAGTGGCCGGGGAAGCGGGCGGGGTTTCATGATTTCTTTTCCTCTCGGCGTTGTTTGTGGGCTTTTCTGGCGGCGGAATAGGCCTGACATACTTTGGTGAAGCTGCCCTTTTCACGCTTCACTCTCCATGCGTCCAGTGCTTTGGCGATGGCAGGCCCTCGACTCTTCCAGAAATTGTTCCATCCCTGCTGGCATATTGATGAACAGAATTCCTTATCCGGATTGTCGGTCTCGAACACTTCATTGCATTCCTTGCAATTGGTTGTCAGGGGCTTCGGTTTATTGTTGCGTTGTTTCTGTGCGTGTTTGTGTTCACGGCGGCAAATTTTATTGCAATAAATCTGGTTGACCCGAGGTTCAAGCAGTCCCTTGCCGCACCATTTACACTCCCTGGATGGTGTTTTCGTTGGCATGTACATGGCTCCTGTAAGTGGTTTTCTTTCCGTTCCGGAAAGGCTGGCTCATGGCATCGATCCATTTCTGATGCTCCGGACAGAAATGTTTGTTTGTTGAAACATCGTTAAAACAAACACTGGCGTCACTCGGTCCGAGATACTGCCATTTGCAGAAACTATGATGAGTTTTTTTAGCCATTTGGAGCCGCCTCCGGATCGGGTGTTTCATTCAGTGCGGCGGTCAGAGATCTATTTAGGTCAAATCCCTTGCCGTTTGAGGCCAGGAAAAAGGCTTCAACCATATTCTCGGTAAAAGGTACGGGAACATGAGCCCATTTTTCAATATTTGTATGTTCATTTGAATGGTCGGGGGCTGCAGCAAGCGCGGCATCAAGCGGGAATTCTCTTCCTTTATCTGCAATTTGTGGGCATTTTGCATAAAATGTTGCTGCCATTTCTTTTGTGAAATGATCGGGAATAAGTTTCCAGTCGCTTTTGTGCGGTATTTTTACTTGTATAGATATTGGCGGTCCGCTGAGTTGCTGGTTGCAGTTTAAAGACTGAACCGGGAAAAAATAACCGATATTAAGGGATAATACATCGGCATAATGATACAGAGTCATGGCGGATATTCTGTTTTCGCCTGATTCATATTTGTGTATCTGCTGAGCGCTGACATTTAATTTTCTGCCCACAAAAGCAAGTGTGAGCTTTTGACTTTTCCGGGCTTCGTAAAGTTTATGCCCGATAAATTTACTAATATTAGGGTGTTGCGGTGACATTTATTTTTCTCCTGTGAGTTGATAATTCCCTGACAATACCGAAAATCGTTACAAGTGCAACAAAAAAACGTTGCGTTTGCAACAATTATTGTTGTAGTGTCTGTTTCATGGAAAATATTAATGATCAAATTGTCAGCAAAACACTGGCTCAATGGATGAATGATCACCAGGTCACGGATTCAGATCTTGCTGATTTGCTTGTCGTCTCCCGGCAAACAGTCTGGCGCTGGCGGGAAAAAGGAATTATCCCGCATCCCCGATACAGAAGGGATATTCAGTCTCACGCAGACTGTAATATTGTTTTTGGTGAAACATGATTGGCCGAACGAAACGTGGCAAGAGATTGCTTTTTAACAGATGGGTAAAATATCTGTTGAGGAGCATGGCCATATTATTTCTGGCGGCTGTGATTGTTGTTTGTGTCATTGCCTATATAGCATTCTTTTAAATTTGGAGGCCATGTACATGGCAGATAATCAGATATGTCGTTTCCCGCAGGGTGATGGTCCCGGTGCAGATTGGGATTTTTGTCCAAAGAATGCTCAGAAAGATTCCGTCTATTGTCCGGAGCATCATAAGCGCTGTTATAATGGCTTTGTCACATCTACCAGAAAGAAAAAAGGCGGAATGCGGTTCATGCCACCAAAGGCAGCAAGGAATTTAAACTGATGCCAGCTTTTAATTTCAAAGAACAATTCGCTCCTGATGTCGAGTCCGGAAAAAAGAGAGGGACGATTAGAGCATTCAGAAATGACGGAAAGCCTCATGCAAAAGTTGGCGATACCTTGATGCTTTATACCGGAATGCGAACAAAAGCATGTCGAAAATTAAGGGATGCTACCTGCACAAAAATAACGCCTGTTCATATCGCGGAATGGGGTGGATTCCTATGTTTGTTCCTGGATGGTGTCCTGATCCTTGATGATCACGAATTTGCCAAGGACGACGGATTCGAAACATCGAAACAATTTTACGAATTTTTTGAGAAGACTCACGGATTACCGTTTTATGGGAGCCTGTTTGAGTGGGATCCAACGTCGAGTCATGGCGTTAAAGAAAACAAATGTGACTCATATATCCAGTCAGATGGAAAGCTGATTTGTGATAGTTGCATGATCGTTGTTGAGCCAGGCTCACCAATTCCGATTTGTGAAAAGACTCGATTCAAAATAGTAACGTCCGTTAACGCACAAACTGAGAAGGAACAAAGATGATGGGTATAAGTTGCACGTACTTTAGCGACATGCGAATGGTTCTTTCAGCGTGTCGTCGCAAAGGTTTTGACGGTGATTATGAGGAGTGGGCAGCGTTTGACAGGCTGTGGAATAATCTGATGGCAGCTTGCCCGCCAGAGGGCGCGAGTACAGGCATCATGATGACTAACCGCAAAACTTCCGTTTGTGAGACAGATAAAGGAACAGAAAATGGATAAGCGCGAGAAAGGGCCGATTGAAATCCTCTGCAAAGAAATCGACTTCCGTTTTGACAAGCGCATGGAAAGCAAAGAAGTGTTTATAGCATTCGTCACTGTTCTGGTGGTTCAAGTTGCACGGATACGATATATGCAACATCAACTATCTGGCGTGACTAACGTAAAGCCCTCCGAAAAATCAAAGGATATTCTTGTTCGCATTAATGATATGCTGCATGAGCCGGATGCTGATGTAATGGTCGAAAAGGCAGCGGCAATTCATAACCATCTTCATTCTATCGGCACGGAGGAAGAATACCCGTGCGACCATTTGGTTGATATGCTTTCGTCGTGTGTGTCCGCAATCCGGTTCGGGCTAGAGAAGCCGTGCAAATCACGTCACGCAGCATCAGCCGCCGACCATATCTGGAAACATGTCTACGGCATTTCTCTATTCGATAGCTTCACATCGAATTGGCGAAACGATTGGTCACGGGCGCAGCTGCAAGAGGCAATTCTGAATATGTCCGTTTGCGAACACGAAAGGAAAGCCGATGTCTGACATAATGAACGAAGTTTCAAAAATGACGGATGATCGGTTGGCGATTGAATGGCACCGGATTGCCTGTATCCCAATGGAGCGCGTTACAACCGAAGACCGCACACGAATGTTGGCGCTCGATTTTGAGGGAATGCGGCGGAAGTACGGTTTTAAAAATACGGCTGTTTCTGAGACGCTGGAGAAGGAGGAGAAAAGCTAATGACCGCCAGTACAGAATGGTTGCTAGGCTTACAGAAGCAAGGCGAGGACAATATATGGCGTCCTGCTCTTGTAGCCAGAGAAGAGATTGAAACGCTTCGGGCGGCTCTTTGGAAAGCCGAAAGAAAACTCTCTGCGTATGTCGGCGTGTGCGCTGGCGATAAGGAATTAACGGAGGATATTTTGCCTTCAATCCGCGCTGCATTGCATGGCGATAAACAAACTTCCCTTAATGAGACACTGGAGAACAAGTCATGAAGATTACTGTTGAAGTCGGATCAAAAGGACAGGCGCGGCTCATTGAAACCATGGCCGAAAAGTTGCGGCGAGGAAATAAAAAATCGCTGAAATGGACCAACATGTCGCCGATCCAACTGCTTAATTTAATGAACCGTGAAGCCGACGAACTCGCTGCCTCGATTGGGTTCTCTCCACGCGGCATGCGTATCCCTCAGAACGGCGAACCGTGGAAAGAGGCTGCGGACGTTGCCAACTTTGCAGCGATGGTGGCCGACCGTGCTACCTCGTCCGTTTGTGAGACAGGAGATAGTCATGAGTAGTACCGAGAACGAAGAACTGCGTCTTGTCACGCTTTTATCAAATCACATGGTCTTGAAACTTGCAGAGAACAGATTCAAAAGCCATTGGGATTATGAAACGTTACAGTTTTTTTCAATGCGCCTTACTCAAGAAAAGAAAGAGTTAATGAGGGCTGTGCAGTCAGGGGCTTCGGCTGAGGATGTTTGGCGTGAAGCCGCCGACATAGCCAATTTTGCTGCCATGCTTGCCGATAATTATGCGAAGGGAAATTTCGAAAACCATAAGCCCCAAACTTCCGTATCTGACCAGACAGAGGCCGACAATGCCAAATCGTAAACCATTGATCGGAAAGTGTTCGCAAGCCGTGGGCGATTGGTGTCTCAGAAACGGCAGGGTTAATTGATGCAGTTGAAAATTAAATTCAAGGATGATGTGCCGTACAGCATGGCAACGCATTTGATTAATAATCTCTTTGAGTATTGCCAGCTTTTTGACTTGGTTTCTGAGGTGTCGATGTCATTCGATGATGGCGAAGAAGAACAGTTAATGGATACGGAGCGAAGGCGCGTCCCCCGAATTAAAAAAGGAATTATTGATGAAAATACAGTATGACAATAACACTTTTGGAACGCGCCCTTTAAAGTGGATGGCAAGTGGAGATACCCCACTTGAAGCCCTTCTCATCGCTGATAAAATTTTAGATGATTACAGGGATGACGGATACACCCTCACGCTCAGGCAATTATTTTACCAGTTTGTTGGCCGTGGTCTTTTTAACGCCGATCTATTGTCTGATCCGGAAGAGGGACAGAAAATTTACAAAAACTTTGGCACATTGGTTCGCAAAGGTAGAGACAATGGGTTGTTGTCCTGGACAGCCATTGAGGACCGTGGACGTTCATTGAGTGGCCTGTATAGCCATGAAGAAGATGACCATGAAGTTGTTTACAACCTTGACTCCCTCCTCACAATTGACCATTGGGCTCGACAAGAAGCTTATGTTGAAGTGTGGGTTGAAAAAGATGCGCTAAGCAATGTGATCGACAGGGCTTGCAGTGACTTTCAAGTCCCATATCTTGCGACCAAGGGTTATCTGTCATCATCAGAAGCATGGAGTGCTGGTCAGAGGTTCAAACGACAGCACAACGACGGCAAAAAATGCGTTATGATCCACCTTGGCGACCACGACCCTGAAGGCATTGACATGACCAGGGATAATGATGATCGGGTCGCCAAATATTCAAACCTCAATCAAGTCGAAGTCAGGCGCATTGCCTTGAATATGGATCAAGTGATTCAGTACGATCCACCGCCGAACTGGGCAAAAGCCTCATCAAGCAGGTTTGACGGATATGTCAGCGCATATGGCGACAAATGCTGGGAGCTAGATGCTCTTGAGCCATCTATTATTGTTGACCTGATTGAAAAAGAAGTTGCTCAATTTGTCGATATGGATGCATGGGAAGAATGTGACGTTCGGCAGGAAGAAAAACGCCACCACCTAAGAAAACTTCATACCCATTGGGACGAAGTGAAATCCTTCCTCGATGACCTTGGTGATTTCGATTAACAGAGTGCGAAATAGAGGATTTGAATAAGGAATACCCTAGCGAAATGGGAATGTAGACGATCAGGCGAAGCAACAGTTTAGTAGCCTGATAAGAGTTCCCAAAGTAGGCCAACCACCCATGGCGTATTGGGTGGCCCTAGTAGAAGGGGGATACTTCCACTGAACGACTAATGTCCAGCCGGGGTGCGATGCCTGGCACTCTTTTACAAACGAGGGATTTTAGAAATGGGTAAGTCGAACAGAATAGAAATGGACTATCGGGGGATGAGAGCAAAACAATTTGCGTCACAGATCCTTCATACATTGCAAGACTATCTCCCGACAGATGGGCGCACCAAGCAGCGTATCTATGAACATCTATTTGAAACAGCACACGCTCAGAACGCTCTCATTGTCAGTGTACCGCCAGAATTTGACCTGCTTTCTAAGATGGAATCGGAACGTGAAATAAACAAACGAATGCTAGAGCCGTTTGTAATGAATTTTGGCGATGTGAAACCATAAACGAGGGATTCTGAGCGATAAATCATGGCTAAACCTGACATTAAAATAATAGCGAATTTGCTGACGGACCGGATTGATAGTCTGGTTCATGTGTTATTGCCGCGGGGCAAGCGTCATGGCCATGAATGGCGGGTTGGATCTCTGGCCGGTGAACCTGGTCATAGCTTGTCCGTAAATATCGGATCGTCGCGGCCTGGTGTCTGGAAGGATTTTAGTTCTTCGACAGATCACGGAGACGCCTTTGATCTGGTCGCCTGTTGTCTGTTTGGCGGTGATAAAAAACAGGCTCTGGCGTGGGCAATCTCCTGGCTGGGGCTTGATGATTTCAGCCCGGATCGATTGAAACAGACTCGCCGGACGGCAGAGAAGCGGAAAAGTGAACGAGAGCTGGAATCCCGACACCAGAAAATGAAGACTCGCAAACATGCCCATAAAATCTGGATCGATGCGGAGCCCATTATTGCGGGTACGCTGGTTGATAAATATCTAAAGGGACGGGGAATCGATATCAGCAAGCTGGAATTCAGGCCAGGCTCTATCCGTTTTGCCTCTGCCATTCGGGAGCCGTCCACCAAACAAGATTTTCCGGCAATGGTGACCTGCATCAATGGGGTTACTGGTAATTTTGCCGCGGTTCACCGGACATTCCTGCAGGTTTTACCGGATGGCCAGGTCGTCAAGGCCGATGTCCGGGACAGTAAAATGGTTCTTGGCTCGTTTAAAGGCGGCTGTATCCGTCTCTGGCGGGGCGAAGATATAGATCCGGAGACGGGAGAGATTAAACGTGGGTTGCCGTGGGGCAAGATTAAACAGCCTTGCCGCCTGACGATTATCGAAGGTATTGAGGACGGTTTAACGATTGCCCTGGTCAAGTCCGATCGGCGGATCGCCGCCTCGGTGACGATCGCTCATATGTCGATGATGATGCTGCCAGAGTGTTTCGAGGAAGTGCAGATCATTGCCGACAACGACAAAGAGGACAGCAAGGCCGCGGCTGCACTCAATACAGCGATCACCAATTTTCAGAAACAGGGCCGGAAAGTTTTTATCAGCCGGGCTCCTGCCGGGTTTAAGGATGTTAATGAACTGTTGAATAGGGAAGGATCTTGACCGATGGAAGAACTTAAACCAAACGTTGCCAATGCGCTCAAACTGATCACCGAAGCTGCGGACAAAGGTGAACGTTGTCCGGTGAATAAAAATATCCCAAGCGCTGGAACGGTAATTCCTGAACTGGTCAGAATGGGGTTGATCAGGATAGAGGTTTATCAATGGAACTGGCGTGTTGTGGAAATTGTCAAAACTGGCAATAAAACAAAATCCTCACCCTATAACGGCAAGCCTTACAAGATTATTGATCATGAGGGAAGGCAAACGAAAAGCATTTCCAACAAGGAACGCAGAAATAATGCGTTATCGTTGAATAGATAGGAATAAATAATGTTTAAATATTTCAATGAATTATTGGGTCTGTTGAGATCTATAAATAGCCGATTAATAAATATTGATGCTCGGTTAATTGCATTGGAGCGTTGCGTTGCCAATCCGGGCCATGGTTCGTCGTTCATCAAAACCAGTCCACACGATTAATTCATTGCCGGGGTATCTCTTTGTCAAATAAAAATAAAACACCAACTGAGCAGGTTGCTGACGTTCTGGATGAGGCGGTTGAGGCTCCTGTGCAAGATCAGGAAGATATAGACTTGCCGCCTGACAGCCAGAAAACAGTCCCGGCGGAAACTGTCAGTTATAAGGAATTCCAGTATCTGAAAATGGATTGGGATATCGGATTGCCGAAAGGCTGTCCGGTTCAGCCGTTGGGGATCTCCGGAGACGTTCATTATTATCTGGATGGCCTGGGACAACTGAGGCCGATCAAGGCCAAGGACCACACTAAAAATATTCTCCAGTCAATGTTTGCCGGTAAGATGGAATTTATTTTTGAGGCATGGCCGCGGTTTGGGCAGGACGGGAAGCTGGTCAAAGGTGGATGGAGAGCTGAGATCGCCACAAATCAGCTGATGGAGGCAACAGGTAAAAAAGGGATATGGAACCCATCTGAAAAAGTGCGTGGCCGCGGGGCGTGGAAAGATGCGGAAGGCGATTTGATCCTGCATCTTGGTGGCCAGGTGTTATCCAAAGGCGATATGTTCCGGCCTGGTATCGTTGACGGGATGGTTTACCCGGCAGAAGAGGCCCTACCTCTACCCCATGCACCAACAAAGGAAAACGTCGATATTGCGGCAAAATATGCCGGGGAAACGCTTGCCCTGCTTGATTCGTGGAAATGGAAGCGTCCGGACATCGATCCGATCCTTACCCTAGGGTGGCTGGCTGCAGGTAAGCTGGGCGGGGCGTTGGACTGGCGTCCGACGATTTGGATAACCGGCGGATCCAATACCGGCAAATCAACCCTTCAAGAGCTGGTGAAGTCGTATTTGAATAACGGGATGATCTGGGTTACCGATTCAACACAAGCCTATGTGCAGCAACGTTTAGGGCACTCCTCGTTGCCAATCCTGCTGGATGAGGCGGAATCAGAAGAGGATAACCGTAAAATCAATGCCATGGTCAAGCTGGCCCGGCAGGCCTCCAGTGGGGGCCGGATCGGTCGCGGTGGATCTGATCACAAGGCGGTTGATTTTACCGTACAAAGTTCGTTCCTGTTTTCGTCAATCCTGATACCGCCCTTGTTACCGCAGGATCGATCGCGAATAGCCGTTCTGGAACTTCAGCAATTCAATACCAAGACGGATTTCAAGATCGACCCTAAATTTCTGCATGAGGCCGGGCTTGTTGCGATGACCCGTTTAATTGCCATGTGGAAGCGGGTTCCGGAGTTTATCGACGTACACCGTTCGGCTTTGGCTGATGTTGGCCATACAGCGCGGGGGTGTGATCAATACGGGGTATTATTGGGGCTCGCGGATCTGATGCTGAATGATAATCCGAGTCCGGATCTCGCTAAGAAATGGGCAAAAGAGGTTGACGCATTGGCTATGGCAGAACTATCCGACGATGTTCCGGACCAGGTTCGCTGTCTCAATCATCTGCTGACCCATCACGCGGATCACTACAAGAGCGGTACGAATGTCGGGCTGTCTCAGGTGGTTTCAGATGGTGTCGAGGCTTATACCGGCCATGATTATGAATCGGGTGATAGCTGGTATAAAGTCCTGACTTCCTACGGGATGCGGATCTATAAACAGGATGAAACTGTCTTTCTGGCTGTGGCCAATGGCAACACAGGCCTTAACAAGATCTACACAAACACGCAATGGGCGGCACGATCCGGGGCCGGTGGTGGCTGGCGGCAAGCCTTGCAACGTCTGGAGGGAGCAATCGCGGGCGGTCCTATTCATATCGGGGTGACTACCCGTTGTACGCTGATACCGCTTAACCTGGTCCTGAGCCCTGAACAATACGCAAAACACATAAAGGGCACGGCTCAGGGTGAGCTGATGCCGCGAGATAATATTTGACAATCAATCTGCATTGAGGTTACAAAGACAAACGATCCCGCCCAGTTCTGCTTTAGTGCGGCTCAAGGGTCGGCGCTTTTAAGCCAGCACAAACAGAAAGAAACCCGCCAGTATCCAAAGTACTGGCGGGTTTTCTGTTTTGTTGTTTTGTGCGCCGTGCATATGGCGGTTGAAACAAGTGTTATTTTTCGATGATGATCATAACCGTTGAAACCATAGTTCCGCTTTGTTTAAATTCTCCGGCCTCGATGTCTATTTTATATCCGCCGACCTGGTCAAACCACCGGCGGAATTCAACACACTTTTGATCCTTTCTGTAGAAAGGACCTGGTGACATGATCGAGGTCATTATTCCGGAACCGTTAAGGCAATAATAAGCCTTCATAACATGGGCAATATCCTGCAGTTTTTCAAAAGGTGGATTCATGGCGATACGGTCATAATCTGCACCAATATATTCGGCTTCATGACCTAAAAAATCACCGGCGATTAAGTTGTGACCTTTCAATTCAAGGATGTTTCGTAAAGCTGGCCATATCTCGCAACAATCAACGATTGCCCCTAACCCGCGGGCCTTGTCGGCAACTCCTCCGGATCCTGCTTCCGGCTCCAGAAATTTATGGCCGGGTTGAACGTTCAGATATTCAAACATCTGGTTTATCAGTTTTTCCGATGTGGCAAAATATCCGGGGATGTTGGAAAATGAGAGTCCATTAATCATATCCCGGAGTTTGTCGGCCTGTTCTTCAGCGTCTGACTTGCCGGTGAGCAATGACCATAGGGTTAAACTGTCCTGAGAGTCGATGTAGGGCTTGCCGGTACAGGTTGAGGGCGAATAATACCCGGTTCCGCGGTGCTGTTCGGACCTGGTCAAGTTGTGAACCGCTTTTTTAGTGGTGATGCGCGGGAGGACGTCCGGCAGATCCGCCAGCTTGCGTAGGGCCTGCTGTGTGCGCTGCAGGTGTTCTCCGTCCAGTCGGGCATAGGAGGCCTGTTGCATCCGCTTAGGGGTGTTCGTCTGGCGATCAGATAGCTTGTCATCGATCGCGGACTGCATCGAGTCCGCCAGGTCGCGGAACTTGTCCGCTCTGGCGGTGTTTGGGGTGGCTATGTTCGGGGATCTGCGTTCGGTTGGCCGTGGTTGGTCGTCGTCGATTAGGATGAAATTGCAATTCATTTATTTTGCTCCTGTTTTAAAGTTGATTAATCCCAGAGATTGCCTTGTTTCGGGCCTTTTTCCGGGTCTTTTTCGCAACCAGGTATAACGAATTGTTCCCCGGTTTTGGTTAATTCTGTTTTAGGTGTTCGTGCGGCTAAGGCCTCCATATATTCGTCTAGGCTTAGCGCAGGGGATTCATTTAAAGCCGCTAAAATTTCAGATTTGAATCTTTCATAGAGCTTTGCTAGTGTTTTAGGCATGCCGCCAAAAGCCGCATTATCATCATATGTCGGCCAATTTTTATCCGTAGTCCAATCGGAATGCTGGTTTTTTCTGAATTCAAAATGTGAACAATTTGAAAGCAAAAAATCGCTGTATTCAACAACGCATCGCCATTGAAAGTTTGCTATTTTCATATGTGGGGTGGCGTAAATCATTATTTTAATCCTGTAAAAATCCGGGTGATTTGCAGTTGTGACAATATGCTTTGTCGTTGGCATCTTCCCAGTTATACGACTCGATCCAATCTGTTTGATTTCCGCACACAGTACATTCGAGAATTACACCTGGATCACCGGCATCGACCATAAACATTTCGACTTGTGCCGGTGTGTCAGCTCCTCCAAAAAGATTCATTTGATTTTTATACATGATGTCACCTGTTGATTGTTTCAGGCACCATGTACATGACACCTGAAACAGTGTGATTGATTAAGCCGGGACGTGTGAAACGTGGCTGTATTCCGGGCGGTGTGGTGCCGTTGATCCATATTTAGCGCGGATTTTCTCAAGACTTGTGCGGCCCTGGCTCTTAGATTTCCAGTTGTCCGGGCGAAAGTTCCACGCTTTTTTCTTGCTGGCGAACTTGTAACCACTGGCTTTGAGCGTGTCTTTATGGGTTCTTGTATCGCCGGTAACCCATACCCATGCCCCGCAGATCTCGATCAGCAGGCCGGGAAGGTTGATAATTGCGTTAATGGCATCGTTCAGGGCTTCGGGGTAGTCTTGGTTTGAACATTCCGCGTCGATTGTCCCGGTGAACTCTTTCAGGGTGTCAAAGGCCATATTGATGATTTTCATCATCTCAAGGCCTGCCGGGTTTATGTCGGGGTGATATTTCTTAGCCGCGGCCCTGTGGGCTGTTTTTACGGTCTCCGGCGTGATCTCTCCATCAAGATCAAGAACCTTGGCAGCATCTGAAGGTTTCATTTTGATTAATCCTTTTTGTACGTTGTGGTTGAGCTAATCTGTAAAGATTAAAAAAACATTTGTCAACCCTGAATTGATAAATCAGTCAAAATAATCCTGATGATCACCTGCTTGTCTAGGGTTAAACCCTACAAAAAATGAGGATTGATGCGCCTTGCGCGGTGCGCTAGGGGCATCAATGCCTTCTAAGTCCCTCACCCACCAGAACACTAAAAAACCGGACATACTCGCTCCCTTATCCGAGCCGGGCATTTTCTATCACTCTCGTTATGGTCATATTCACCCCTACCCCATACCCCTTGATTTCAATCAAGGGAATTCCTGATTTTGTTGATTTTGGTATAATCAGGGCGTAAGGTGGCGTAAGGCCAAACGTAAGGAATAAAGTGTTTGTTATCAATGGTCTAACGGTGTCTTACGGAATAACGGGTAAAAATGAAGGCTCGTATGTGTGCGCATATACACGCACACATTGGAGTTAAGAGTAAAAGCGTAAGATCGTTAGAAATGTATATAAGTTATTGATATATATGAATAAATGACCTAACGTTTGGCCTTACGCGGTCTTACGTTTTTGAATTTGCGTAAGATTGATATTCGAGTAAGTCACTGAAACAATTAAATAGTGGTGTTTTAATGTCTGATACAGAAAGTGAGAATACCGGTATTTCAGCCGCCATTGATCAGGCGATGGATGATGCCGAAGACGAAAATCTCGGATGGTCCGGACAGCAATTGAGCCTTTTACCGACTGATCCGCTCGCAGGGGCCATAATTGCAGGGAAGGGGCGTCCGGTTGGGTCTCGGAACAAGACGACGCTGGACTGGTCGAAGTACATCA